AGACTTAGCCCACCCCTCCTTACTATCCTTGACGACGATGTTGGTTTCACTGTCGAAGAGTTGAGGCACCTCTGGAAGCTTGCTGACGAACTGCCGCTCTACACTAAAGCCAACTCCAGTACCACAGAGCAGGATGAACATAGCCTCATCGAATGACTTGAGGTCATCAACGGGTAGGTAGCTACAGTTGTACATACAGGTGTTATCACGCTCAGCTGCTGGACCTGCAGTCATAAGACCACGCATAGATGGCATAATCTCTAGGCCAAGAATAGCTTGTTCGAGTTTGTACTTAGTGTTCGGGTCTACCAGATCACGAATTATATTGACAGAGAAGCGGGTTACTGTGTCATCCCAAGACTCACGGCCTGAACCATCATAGTACTTAGCGTACCGTGACTTGTGGATAAATGATTGGTAGTCGGTGGGTAATTGGTTACTCATTGTGTGATGTGTCCTTTAAATTAAGTATGTTAAGTTAGGTGCCCTGTAGTTTGGTCCCTTAAGAACCTTTCCGTCAGACCTAAAGATTGGCTTATCGTCATCGTCTAGCTTGGACATGTTACTATCGTGTACTAAAAGAAATGCATCGTACACTGTATTGTGTCCGTAGAAACCTTCAGCAGATTCTATTGCCTTATCGGCACTCTCAAGCAGATTGTTTATATCCTCCAGTTCCTCGTCAGAGATCAATAGATCCAAGTAGTTTTGGGATACTAATCGGAATCCTTCTAGGACATACATCAAGTCTGCTGCCTCTTTGAGGTGATCTACTGTTCCAGCCTTCTCAGCTTCGAGCTCCTTGTACTCTTCTTTAATAAGGTTAACCCATAGCCTGGGGTCAAGGGAAGCCTTAAAGATTAAGATGAACTCCTCTAAGCACTCCTCTGGTGTCGGTGGTAAAAAAGCTTCAATGTCTTCTTGGGTTATCATACTTCATTTCCTTACTGATCATATGTACTTACATCACAAAGGACAACCTCGATGTCGTCCGTATCGTATACCAAGTCCTGCAGTAACTCGTCTATTACTCTGCAGTTTTCTCCGTAGTCAACCTCTAAGAAGTTAGCTTCTGGGTCAACGTCTAGAATTAGTCTAGCTTCAAATCGCATTGACAGAACCCCTAGTTATATCGGTTACGTGTCTCAGGTCAACCATATTCTTTTCTCAGCCTATCAAGAGATACAAACTCTGGTTCGTAGACACCGTTGGCTATCTCCCTTTTAATGACGCAACCTTTCCACCACTCTAGATTAGATTGTCCAGCCCAGCCTTCTGCTCCGCCTTTGAAGCACCCTGCGACCAAGCCGATAATCGAGTTAGGGTGAGCAGAGTCCTTGAAATAGATAGAACGCTTGTGACTATGACCGCAAGTAGAAGAATGGTTTCTACTTTGGAGTAGTCCGTAACCATGGTGAATGCCAGACATAGCTGACCCAAAGTTACCACTAGAAAAGAAGTGAGCGTATGAGACACCATCGTAGTCAGCGATTGCTGGTGCCGAGTTTTGGTATTCGTGGTACTCGTCAAACCAGTGGTCCGTTTGAAGATGCCCGAAGGATATCCCGTATTTGTCTCCCTTAAGTCTTGGGTCATGAGCGATAGCTTTCTTAATTCTATTTTCGTGGTTACCTTCAAACCCAATCCAGAAGGGTTTCTTGTATTTCCTTATACTGGGTTTCTTTCTTAATCGTTCCATTGCATCGTTGTAATGCTCAATGTCCTGACCATAGTTCTGTGACACGATGGCCTCAGGGTACCTAGTGTCAAAACTATTTAGTGACTTCATGTCTGCACCGTCACCAAGGTCGATAACATAGCTAGGGTTAATGTCGTAGATCAGTTCACCTAGTAGATCAAACCTATCATTAGGTATGTTTGGATCTGTATGTGCACAACTGAATACGACTGCTGTTTTATTCGACATACTCTAAAACCTTCCTAGTCATCTTGTTCATGTGATCTTGTTCGGTGTTACCTAACTCATCAATTAAGAATGGACCTGTCTTATGCAGCCTATTCACGTCGTCCATAGCATCTTTCATTGACGTGTAGTAGTACTCCTCTTCAAACTGTTCATTAGTTGAGCAGTGTCTCGCCAAACACAGGTTCCATATATGCCCATCCTCGTCGTCGTAAGGACCACGTATAACTTGGAGTATCTCTACTCTGCCTCTAAAGGGTTCAGTCATCTTTGATTTCCTCTAACCATTCGTCTGGTATTAGTTTGTCTGCGTACTTGAAGCCGTTCTTCTTACACCAGTCACCGTAAGAACTCTTCGCACCTTTGTATAACTTCTGATTGCTGTTACTAAAGACGAACCTTATGTCTAAGTCTGGGTACTGATCTTTTATTTCCTTGTGTTTGCGTCTGTCATTTGAAACAAACCGTCCTTTGGTTTCTATTATGATGCCGTTAGCTAGTACAAAGTCGGGAGTGTAGGTTCTGTACTTCATGTCTAGCCAACGTATCTTCTCCTTCTCGTATGTAAACTCTACATTCTTAGTGCGAAGGAACTCCGCAGTGTCCTCTTCCAAACCGGAACGATAACCTGCTTGTAAGGCTCTCCGCCTAGTTTTGTTGTAGCTCACCGCTATACTCCAAGTCTTCTGCAACCATTGGTTTCTTTACTACCTTAGTTAGGAACAGGGGCTTGTCGCTGTAGATAAACTTGCGAAGCTCAGGGTAGCATTCTTTCTTGAAGTCACAGTAGGAGCAGGCCACGCTAAGCTTCTGGTTCCCCTTTGGATTCTTAGGGGACTGAGGCACAGGTTTGAAGGCTCTATCAGGTGGCTCCTGCTGAGATACCATAGACTTTAGGTGAGCTACCTCTTTCTCTTTGTCCTTCATCTCCTCCGTGAAGTCATAAACATCCAAGCAAATATTTCCATTAACTTTATCTATAACTAGGAATGCGCCTTGGGTTTTGTTTGTGACAAGGGGGTCATCCTTCGCTGCATAAACGTAGGAGGACAGTTGTGAGATGTAACCGAATGGATCGTCATCACGCAGGTTGCCATCCTTGAACTTCTTAAATGCATAAGGCGAAGCTGACTTAACGTCCACCGTCATACCGTCTATGACAGCGTCTCTGTGTCCCTTAATACCGTGAACGTCCATACGATCTTGCATACCAGTAACACTGTGACCTGAGACAGCTGCTATAGTAAGTACTAACTCCTCAATGATGTCACCATAAAAGAACTTGAGAAGTGTTGATGCATTAAGAGGCTCAGCTAAGTTTGTTTTGTTAATCTTGTACCACAACTTCCGCTCACACTGTGTGCCTAGGGCTGACAGAGATAGGTAACCCCGTGGCTCTTGTGGTTTAGCAAAACGTTGCTCCGCCATAGTGGAGATGTTGTTAGCCATGAAGTCGCCAAGAGCTTTGTCCCAACCGTTGTAGCCGAAGATTGTCTGCTCAATGTCACTTACTAAGGTGTCTATTGTTTTCATCTTATGTTCCTCTTAGGGTTGGTTGCCCCCACCCAACTAAGGGAAGGGGCTTTGGCACACACACACAGCAGAAAGAAAGTAAACCTAGAAAGGGATGGCGTCATCTTCGACAGCTACTGGTGCTGCCTTCTTAGGTTTAATGTCGGTCTTAGTCGTAAGGTTTGATAGGTCTCTGAAGGTAGAGGAGGGTCCACTATTACCGTCTGACTCAAACTCTACGTGGTCAACTACTTGAACAGCCTCAAGGCGTGAACCTGTGCGTCCATTAGCATTGAAGAGGGATACGTTAACGAGACCAGTAGAGCCGTTACCGATGTAACCGTCAGTCTCAAAGTCCCAAGGTTGTCCTTTAATGTTGGCAACCTTAGGTGCACCGCCTTGCCACTCAAACTTACCCTTATGTGGACGAGCAAAGGTAACTTTATTACCTCCGTCTACTGCGACTAAAGCCTTACCACAGCCAGACGCCTTGAACTTCTCAGTGTTCTCCTCGTCTAAGATAATAGTAACTTTGTACTCGCCCTCTTTTTCTTCATTCCAAGCAGCACGATCTCGATTGTGTTCAAATACTTTTGCCCACTCCAGTGTACCGAATAGTTCTAGGATTTGTGTTTTAGATTCGTTAGGCATGTTGTTATCCTCATTGAGTTTCATATTGATTCGTTTAGCATAGGACTTTAATGGGTGTCAAGCCAGTTTTTTCCTACATCATAAGATCCAGGGGTAGGTATTTTAAACCCCAGTTCTTTTCCTACCTCAAGCATACAGTCTGCTTGAAGCTTTCCTAGTTCTTCTGCTTCTTCCTTTGTTCCTATCACCTCTGTCTGATACTCGTCATGAATGAAGCCAACAAGCTTAAAGTTTATACCTAGCTTCCTAGCCTCATAAGTCCAGCGTAACAGTGTGTACTTCATTAAAATACTTTCAGCATTCTGCAGCATACCTGCAAGTGCCTTGTGTGTTGAAGGTACAAGTACCTTTCGACCATCGTACCCAGTGAAGTATCCCTGCTCACCCACTGCGGGTATCAGTTTGTTCTTCAGTTTAGATAGACCGTCGATAGACTTAACGAAGTTATCTCTAGCCTCAACTGCCTTGGGCTGACTTACCTTAAGTATCTGAGCGGTCTTAGCTACACCCGCCCCTAGTAACCAAGCATAGATAAAAGTCTTTGCCATATCCCTAGTAGCATGGTCAAGTCCCAGTGCACGTTTGTTAACATTGTGGATGTCTGTCTCGTCCTCCTTCTTACCCTCCATGATAGCTCTAGCATACTGGTCAGCATCAAAGTATCTCCATAAGTAATCGGCAAGTACCCTCAACTGGATACCATCTGCGTCCGTGCCTACAAGGAATGATCCACTAGGCGTTGTCCAACAGGCACGAAGGTGTGAGTCATACTGTTTCTTCACCTCCTCAACAGCTGTCTTAGGTTCTCCGTGAAAGACTGAAGGTATGTTGGCAGTGTTAGGATTATTGTGAGAACACCTACCAGTCCAAGCACCTATGTTGTTGATGGTGCCATGTATCCTACCGTCAGCACCAACCTGACCTAACCACTCAACGAGTGAGCTTCTACGCCCCTCCAGTGTGAGCCATTTAGCTAAAGTCTTCGCCCCCTCAGGTGCATCCTCAGGCAGGGTGGTGAGATTATCCTCAGACACAGACCAACCATACCTCTCAAAGTGTTTCTTCTTCTCATTGTAAAACTCCTTAGACATTGAAGCTACAGTCTTACCGTAAGGGTCACCAACGGACATTCTGCTGAAGTCGTTAAACGTCTTGCTCTTATCAACTGGAGTCCATCCAGCATCCCACAGCGCATCAGCACGATCCTTAGATGACGAGGGCTTAAAGTGTACCCAGTCATAGCAGAGCAAGTCATCACCCACACGATCAGTAAGGGCATAACGTTCCTTGGCTTTCTTGACTGTAGCCATCTCCTCCCCGTCTTCCTTTAGGCGATACTTAATTGTGTTTACCAAGTTTAACTTAGGCGTGAAGTCTACCCGAAACTGATCCGTTAGCTCAGCAAGCTTAGTCTGAATAGAACTTAGAAGCATCTCTGCCTTAGGCTTATCAAATGCAAAGCCGTAGTACTTTGTTCTTACTAACTCAGTCTGCAGGTCATGCTCAGCCCTTAGAGACTTACTCCAATCAGGATTCCGAATAACACTAGAGAAGTGTTCGTACAAAGCATGTGAAACCTCGATGTCTTGATGCCAGTACTCAACCATTTCTTCACTGAATTTAGTCCAGTCATTATGCTCTCCTTTGTATTTACCTAGGCGGATACCCCAAGCCTGCAGGCTGTGACGTTGCTTAGCACCTTTGGGTATCCTTATGTCGTAGTCAACCATTCGACTTACGATCAGAGTGTCTATGATTTTCTTTGGGTCGATCAGCCTTGGTTTAAGTAAACTGTTAAGCTGCACAGCGTCAAAGGAAAGGAAGTTGTGACCAATGATTAGGTCAGCAGACTCGTACCACTTGATTGCCTCAGCCTTAGCAACAGGATCTTCATGACAGTTATCAAAGCGGGTAACCTCACCTGTCTTAATGTCCTGACCACCACAGATCCAAAGCTTTTGGCAGTTGTTGAGACCTTCTGTTTCTATGTCACTGACTACGACTCTCATACGTTGAATGAAACCTCCTCTAGTAGTGTTGTGTCGGGATCATAGTAGACGGACCCTGCATTACCTAACTTAGCGAATGGTCTGTTCTTGTCAACAATAAAGTAAGTAGTGTTTCTTTCTGACTCGTCCTCTGCTTCAGTGTCACGGTTGAGTTTGATACACATGATAGCTTCTTCCTCAAGGGAGGCAGCATACTTGGTACGACCATCGTCATTAACCTGAGAGATAAAGACCACACCTATATTCAGTTCCTTAGCAAGCTGAGCCATACGTGCACCCAAGGTTGTAAGAGTACTGGTTGCACCCTCCACCCCTGCATTTGACAGGTAGGCTAGGCGTTGGACATGGTCTATGAAAATAAAACTAGCGCCGTAAACCGTAGCAGCCAGTCGAACATAATCAAGAAGCTTCATTGGGTCATCGTGAGCTTGCATCTCAAAGATAATGGTTTGATCATCTCGTGCAGCTATCTTAGCAGACAAGACCACATCGTCCTCACTAACGCCATTCTCTGCAGCGTCTTCCTTTGTACGGACATTACAACCTAGCTCATACGTAGCCATGGCACGGTACGTTGTAGACTTCATCTCCTCCATGTGCA